CCCTGCGCAATCTCTTGATATGGACCCGATGACCGGCTCCGCAGTGCAAAGCGCGATGCAGGGTGTTAATCAGGGTATTCAAACTATTGAAAATGATGGAGTGAGAGATGAATAAGTTAAAGGCAGGAAAAGTACAGATTGCAGAAGATTCAAGCATGAACGAATGGCAAGCGCAGGATGACATGCGCACATTGGTAGAGGCCGAGAAGATTAAGAAAGACCCGAAACGCTTTGCTGCTGCCCGCGTATGCGCCAAAAAGCAGTGTGACGCACTTGAAGCATCAGGTTTGGCCGGAAAGAAAGACCGCAAAGAGCCGGACAGTGATGCAGACGATTAAATAGTAACCAGTTTTACCAACCACAACCCAACGAACAGGAGTAATGATTATGGCAGTACAAGATGATGATGCAGCATTAGCCGGGCTTTCACCAGAAGAGATTGCAGCACTGAATGACGATGATGATACAGGCGCAGATGACGCAGACGCTTTAAGGGCGGTTGCTGGTGATGATGAGGATCTCGGCAACGACAACGCTGGCGGTGAAGATGCTGGCAGCGAAGGTGAAGAGCACAATGCTGGCGATGGTGATGGCGGTGAAGATGGCGCAGAAGCAGGTGAACCAGAGGCCGCCAGTGAATTTGTGGCAAAGCAAACCGCAGAGTTTGTGGCTGACTTTGATAAGCGTATGTCTGATATTAAGCTGGCCAAAGCTGAATTGCGCGAGCAGTTGAATAACGGCGATATTGACCTTGACCAATACGAGGCCAAGAAAGATGAAATTTCCGATGAGGAAACTACATTGCGTATCAAGCAGGCAGGCGCAGAAAATGCCGCTAGGCAGAACGCACATATTGACGCTAAGCGCTGGGAGTGGGAGCAGGAGCAATTCTTTGGTGATAAACGCAATGCAATCTACAAAGACAAGATTGTGATGGCTGCACTTAATGCCGCTGTAATCGATCTGGCCAATGACCCAAAAAACGCGAACCAGAAAGGAAATTTCTTTCTGAATGAAGCTGACAAGATTGTGCGTGAGCGCTTTGGCACTGCAGCCGGCAGTGGAAAACAAAGTCGCCAGCCAGACCTTAGTAAAATTCCCAAGACACTAAGCACTCTGCCTGCAGCTGATACCGAGCAAGAAAACGGCGGCGAGTTTGCGCACTTGGAAAAACTAAGCGGAATGGACTTGGAATATGCAGTTGCAAAACTGACACCAGATCAAGTGCAACGCTATTTAACAAGCTAATAAAAGCATTGAAGGCTTATTTTGAGTAAAAACATAAAGCAGGATTTAAAAGTAGGTGATTCGATCACGTTTGATAACGGAAGGATTGAAATCACCATCCTTAAAAAATCTGGCCAGATTGCCAGGCTGGATATTAAAGCAGAAAGTGATGTTGTTTTGTCTGTAAGTAAGGCAGGCAGCAGCGCTTCGGCAATTGCTAAAAATGGATTAACAATGAATAAGCCTTAATGCAAATGCAATTATTGGACGTATAAACACACTTGTAGTAGCAAAACGTAATAAAACTGACGCGCATGAGTGCCTCGGAGTGAATTTTAACTTTTAGAGGAGTAACACTATGGGCAAATCAGTAGTTGGCGTTGGAGATCCAAAAGCCGTACAGAAGTATTCGGCACTTTTGGCAGTTGATGTAGGCCGCACATCATATTTCAACAAAAAAATGATGGGTGTAGGCGAAGATGCGCAGACCCCAATCCAAACCCTTACCGATCTTGAGCAAGATTCTGGCGACAAAATCTCGTATGACCTGGTAATGCAGCTCAAAATGAAGCCGATCCAAGGCGACAAAACGCTGCGCGGTAAAGAAGAGGACTTGAAGTTCTACACTGACAGCCTTCTGATTGACCAATTGCGCGGCGGTGTCAACGGCGGCGGCAAAATGAGCAACAAGCGCACTATCCATGACATTCGTAAGATTGCCAAAACTCGCCAGGCTGAATGGTGGGCACGTCTGTTTGATGAAACGCTGTTCACTTACCTTTCTGGCTCTCGCGGCATCAATGAAGATTTCATTGAAGATACAGACTTCACGGGCTATGCCGGCAATTCGTTGGTAGCGCCAGATGACAAGCACTTGTTGCATGGCGGCAACGCATCAAGCAAAGCCACGATTGATTCAGCAGACAAGTTTGATCTTGCGCTGGTTGACCGTGCAGTAGCGCGTGCTGAAACAATGGGCGGCGGCACAGCTGGCGTACCGTCAATTCAGCCGGTAATGATTGATGGCGAAGAGCACTACGTTATCGTAATGCACCCATGGCAAGAGTATGACATGCGCCGCAATGCTGCAACAGGTGAATGGCTAGACATTCAAAAAGCAGCAGCTGCAGCAGAAGGCCGCAACAACCCGTTATTCAAGGGTTCATCAGGCATGTATAACAACGTGATCCTGCATAAACACCGCAATGTAATTCGCTTCAATGACTACGGCGCAGGTAACAACGTCACGTCAGCGCGTGCATTGTTCTTAGGCCGCCAGGCTGGTGTAGTTGCTTTCGGTTCTGCTGGTACCGGTTTGCGCTTTGATTGGAACGAGGAAATGGAAGATCGTGGCAATCAGGTGGTAATCACTACCGGTTCTATCTTCGGTGTGAAGAAAACAGCCTTCACCGTTGATGGCACATCACGCGACTTTGGTGTCATCGCCTTAGATACCGCGGTGGCAGACCCAACCTAATTAACCGGATAGGCCGTTAATTCGGCCTAACGGTTACTTTGAAAACGAATTTTAAGGAGCAAAAGCATGGCTAAAATTGAATCACTGTACGGCTCTGGCAAACTGCCAGCGCCGATTCCAGTAGCCCAAGAAGTTTTGTCTGCAAAGGCAAAGGTAGTGTTAACAGCAGCGCAGGTGGCATCAGGCAACATTGTTACTTTTGTTGTATTGCCGGCTGATTGCGTACCAGTAGGTTACGTAATTAACGCTGATGATCTGGACAGCGGCGTAGCGGCATTAACATTTGACTTCGGCCTGTTGAATGCTGCTGAAACAGCAATTGAAACAGAGTTGGTTGCAAACTCAACACTGGCACAAGCCGGCGGCTTATTGCTGCACACAGCATCCAAGGCAGCTTATGACCTGTTAAGCGGCGTGGCAGTAGATGATGTTGATCGTGTAGTAGGCATTAAGTTTGATACCGCGGCAGGTACAGCAGCAGGCGGTGACATTGAAGTAGAGCTGCTTTACAAGGCAGCTTAAAAGTTGGGGGTGGGGGAGATAGCAGGGCGGTTCGCCGCCTTGCCGTGTCCCTTCTTCTCACATAACTACCACTTAACCCCAAATTATCACGAGGCTTTCAAATGAAAATTGAATCCATCATCAAACGCAAAAAAGGCACAACGGTAAAGCTAGGTGATATGACCTACTTTTTTAACGCGACTGAAACAGAGCCGCGCCATTTATGCGAAGTAAACATCCAAGCGCACATTGACCGCTTTCTTAGCATTAAAGATGGCTACCGAGTACCGGAAGGTGAAGAAGTTAAGACAAGTCAAGAAAATTCCGGGCTAATCGGCAGTTCATTATTGCCAGCAGTAGTAACTATTGCCGAAGGTATAGAGCTACCACTAGGCGACATTGTGCGTCACGCTTTTGAGTATAGCGGCATGACTGTCAGCGAGTGGAATGAGCAGAGCGAAGAAGAGCGCGAAGCAGAACTAAATGCTCAAATTGAGTTTTTGCGTACTCCAAAACTTACTGACGCAGCGCCAGCAGATGAAGGCCAAAAGCCGCAAACAGCGGAAGGCGACAAGCAAGCTGAGCCGGTAGCGCAGAAAACAGAAAGCGCAACAACTACAGAGCAAAAGCCAGTAGTTGAAACGAAAGAGCTTAGCCGTGATGCGTTGCTTGCAGAAGCCAAAGCATTGAAGATTAAAAGTCCTCACTTGTTCGGCAACGAGAAGCTTGCGGCAGTAGTGGCAGAAGCAAAGGCTAAAGCTTAATCATGGCGACATTGGCTAATTTTGCTAAGTACGTGCGGCCAGAAGTTCCAATGTGTCCAGAAATACAAATCTTGGACGCAGTCTTGCGTTCAGGAATTGAGTTTTGCAAGCGTACAAAAATCATGCAGGAAGTGATCCAGCTTAACACGGCAGTAGATACGCCAAGTTATGACTTGACCGCTTTAATGATGGACGATACTGAGCCAGATGATGTTATTTCTGTACGCAGTGAAGGCCGTGAACTTGATCCGTCATCACAGTATGACGCGCTTAGAAGCGAAGAAGATACGGAAACAGGCACGCCCTATT